TATAATGAAATTATATCACGTTATAATTTACAAGAAATAGAATTAGAAAGACAAAAGCAGGATGAAAAAGCAAAATTAAGACAAGCTGAAGTACAATCAGTTGCACAAACAATGCAAGTGATAATGAACTTAGGTGCTTTACTTTCTAAAGACCAAGAACAACAAGGAGCATTTGCTAAAATGGCTGCATTAATAAATGTTGCAGCAAATACAGGTATAGCAATTTCAAACTTAACAGCAACTGCATTTTCACCTGCTTCACCTGACAACGTTATGACTGGTGGTTTAGCAGCTTACGCAAAGTTAGCAGCAGGTTTAGTTACCATTACTTCAAATATGGTACAAGCAAAGCAGTTAATTAATTCATTTGAGGAAGGTGGTTACACAGGTGAAGGAAATCCGCATGAAGTTTCTACTAATTTAGGAAGTAAATCTTATACTTACCACAAAGATGAATATGTAATCCCTTCAAGAGTTTTAAATACAACTAAGGGTTCTGCATTAGCTTCACAATTAGAAACAATGAGATTAGGAATAAGTAATCCAATGCCACATATTAGTGGAATGTTTGATGGTGGTTTTACAGGTCGTAGTGCTGGTATGGAAACGACTAATATGTTAGCAAATCAAACAATGATGCAAAAATTTATTGAAAGTATGCCTAATCCAGTTGTGAGGGTAACTGATATAAATAAAACACAGAATAGCGTACAAAGAGCAGTAAATGTTAGTTCACTTTAATTTTTTTACATAATCCTTCCAACCAAAAGGCTCTTTATCTTTGTAGTAATCTTTTAATATTTCACGTATTTTAGAAGATGCCCTTTGCTCACTATCTGTTAAATCACATTCGAATTTATGCAAAGTAGTTGAGCCTAAACATACTTGAAATACTTTATAATTCTTTGGTTTTTTTGACATTTTATATTAAGTAATAATAAAAAACAAATTTAATTTTTTTCCTTTGAATAAATTTACATAATAATATGAAAATAGCTAAATTAAATATTGAAGGTTACATTGGCGGTAGTGATATGGTATCATTATTTTCTGGTGCTGAAACCTTTAATTTAGCAGCTTTAAAACGTTTCTTAGATACGTTGGAAAGTGATGTAACTGATATTCATGTTTACATTAATAGCGGTGGTGGTTCGGTAGTAGAGGGCTGGGCTATTTATGATAAACTAAAAACAAGCGGTAAAAAAATAACTACAATAGGTGAAGGAATGGTTGGCTCAATCGCAACCATTATTTTTATGGCTGGTGATTATCGCAAGTTACATGAAAATTCACGTTTCTTTATTCATAATCCTTATTGGCAGCCTGACTCACCAACACCAATGGAAGCGGATGACTTGATTTCTTTAGGTGAAAGTTTACAGGCGGAACAAAAAAAGATTTTAGATTTCTATTCAGCTCAAACAGGAATGGCAGTAGAAGAATTAGAACCATTAATGCAAAAGGCTACAGATTTAACAAGTACACAAGCAATTGAATTAGGCTTTGCAAATGAAATAATTTCAACAAGTGTTAATTATACTCCTTACAAGTTAGTTGCATTTGTAGATACAAAAGAAAACAAACCAAAACAAACAAAAATGAACAAAACAGAAAATTCAGTATCGTGGATTAAAAGAGGATTCACGAAATTAGCTGCAATGATAAACGGTGTTACTTTGAACATGGAAATGCCAGTTAAGGATGCAGAAGGAAATGAAGTATTATTATATGTTGAATCAGAAACTGAAGATTTAGTAGGAAAACCTGCTTATTTATTAGATGCTGAAGGCAATGAAAATGCAGCACCAAACGGTGATTATACTGATGCTAATGGCAGAGTTATTAAAGTTGCTGAAGGTGTAGTTGCTGAAGTTGTAGAGCCACAAGCAAAAGTAGAAGAAACAAAACCTTCAATTGAAGAGTTAACTGCAAAGATTGCTGAATTAGAAGAAACAAAAGCAAATTTAACATCTGAATTAGAATCAGTAAAAGCTGAAAAATCAAAATCAGAAACAGAATTTAACGCATTTAAAAACGAATTTGAATCACTTAAAAAAGTGGTTATTGGTAAAGGTTCAAACTTTCAAGCAAGTGAACAAGATTTTGCCAAAAAAGAAGCTACAAGCGACAATTCATTTGGAGCATGGGCAATAAATAAATATAAAAATCAAAACTAAAATTAAAATTTAAAAACAAAACATCATGGCAGTAGTTACATCGTTTACAACTTATACAGGTAAACAATCAGAATTTAGAGAATTGGTTATGAAAAAACTTGCTGGTTATGCAAGAGTAGACCAATTAGGCTTTCAATTAGTTGAAGACGTACAATCTAATAAGATTATGTACAAAGACAACTATTTGGATAAAATCACAAAAAAATTTACAACTTGTCAAAACACAGAAACAGGAACTGGTATTTCAGTTTCATCTTTCACTTTGTCAGTTGCAAATATGCAGGCACAATTAGAGCAATGTGCAGCGGTATTTGATTCTACAATTGCAGAAATCGTAAGAAAAAAAGGTGCTGATATTAATGACTTAACAGGAACAGAAATTGAAGCTTATGTACTTGAAAGAGTTGCTGAAGCTGCAGCGCGTGATTTATTCCGTATTATGTTCTTAGGTGATACTACATTATCAAATAGCGATTATACTGCATTTGATGGTGTATTTAAAAAAGTAAAAGCTGGATATTTAGCAGGTGATGGTACTGTTTATGGTGGTACTGTTTCAGCAAGTGATATTAACACATCAAACATTGTTAATACTTTAGATTCTAAATTGTATGAAGTACAACCTTACGAATTAAAGTTTATTGAAGATTCACAAAAAGTATTGTTAGTAACTGATAACATTTACAAAGCATGGGTTAAATACCTTTCATCAACTGCTTATGGAATTGTTGAGCAAAGAAACGCTTTAGTAAACGGTTTAACTGGTGTTACTTATCGTGGTATTCCAATGGTATCTTTAGGTGTTTTAGATAAATACTTAGCAACTGATTTCGCTACAGGTTCACCAGCTGCTATTTCAACTCCTTATCGTGCTATCTTAACTAAAGCTGATAACCATTACTTAGCGACTGATACTTTAACAGCATCTTCACAAGTTCAAATGTGGTATGACCAAACTGATGACAAAAACTATACTCGTTTACGTTATAAGGCTGGTTACAACTATGCATTCGGTGAGTTAAACGTATTTGCAGGATTCTAATTTAACGGGAGTGGAAACACTCCCTTAACAATTTAATTAAATAAAAAAATGGCAACAAATTGTAATGACTTAATAAGCGGAATTAATCCAGCATGTGACGCACTTAATAAAGTAGGTGGTGTTAATAAGCGTGTTTGGATTGGCTTGAAAGGTAATATTACTTACACAAAAGATTCAAACGGATATGTAAATACTGTTTCAATGGCGACTGTAGGTTCTTTGCCTTCAAAACTTTACACATTCACTGGAAAGCGTGATAAAAACTCTTTTGCTTTTCCTTTAACTGCAGGTGAAAACATTAATACATTTAACCACCAAGCTATGATGGCATTGTATTATTCAACACCTTCAGAACTTGAAACACTTAATCAATTAGCAAATGCTGATGACGTTGTAGTTTTCATGGAAGGTAATGATGGTAAAATCTATGTTTTAGGTTTAGACAAAGGATTAAACGCAACTGCTGGTGAAGGTGGTTCAGGTATTTTGTTAAATGATTCAACTGCTTACATGATAACATTAAGTGGTGAACAAACAAGTGCACCTAACATCTTTAGAGTAAATGCAGCTGCAAGTTTAGCAACTAATCAAGCTTACTTAGATGCTTTAACTTAATCTAAAAATTTTATTATTAAGAGCCTCACTCATGTGGGGCTTTTTTATTTATATTTGTTAAACTTTATAATTATGCCACGACCAAGACCAAGAGAAACCGACGACGAATTTATTCAACGTTGTATGGGTGATTCGCAAATGCAAAGTGAATTTCCTGAAAATGAACAAAGATATGCTGTTTGTCAATCTAAATTAGAAACTTACGGAGCAGTTAAAATATCTTTCGACTTTGATGGTGTATTAACTACTGATAAAGGAAAAGAACTTGCTAAAAGTACCGAAGGTGATTTGTATATAATTTCAGGAAGGCAAAATAGAACAGGTATGTTAAGCGTTGCAAGGAGTTTAAATATTCCTATTTCAAGAGTTTATGCAACAGGCTCAAATAAAGCAAAGATTGAAAAAATAAAAGAGTTAGGAATATCTAAGCATTATGATAATAACATTGATGTTATAAAGCAAATTGATACTATTGGATTACACTTTACTAATTATTTGAATGCAGAAAGTTACAATGATTACCCTGATAGTGTTTCAAACAATGCTAAAAGAGGTATTGAATTAAATGATGCTGTAAATAATAAATGTGCCACTCAAGTAGGTAAGGTAAGAGCGCAGCAATTAGCACAAAAAGAAAAAATTACTATTGATACAATACAACGCATGTATTCATATTTAAGCAGAGCCGAAACATATTATGATGAAAATGAGACTAAAGCATGTGGCACGATTAGTTATTTGCTTTGGGGTGGTAAAGCTGGTTTAAATTGGAGCAGAAAAAAATTAAGAGAATTAGGTTTATTAAATGAATAGTGAATTAATAAATAGAGTTAAGTCAGTTTTAGATAATCCAAAACAAAGATTAAACGATTTGTTGGAATTATGTAAAACACTTTGTAATCATGTAGTAAATGTTAACTGTTCATCATGTGTTACGGAAGGTGTAATGCTTTTGACTAATTGGATAAAAGAAAACAATATAAAGTTGGAAGCACAAAACTATTTTAGAAAAGCCGTAAATGGTGAATACGAATTTAAACCACTTAATTTATTTGTTCAATACTACCAACAAGATAATCCTGAAAGACAAAATGAACTTGATGCATGTTCTAAATTAAATCACTCTTTAAAGCATTTTAATAAAGTTTTTAGCCTTACTGATAGATTAACATACAAACAGATATTTGAACTTACAAATGATTATCATGATTGCATTAATGTGATTGCAAATAGTGATATTTATTTTAATGAGACAATTTTATTTTCTCGTTTTATGCGTGAAGATGACTGCTATGCTTTAAGCCGTTGGGATTACCAAGAAAATGGACTTGCTGTTTTATTTGATAGGAAAGATAGTCAGGATGCATGGGTATTTAATGGAGGAGTAAAAAAAATACAAGACGGAAATTACCATTTAGGAACTGCAGGATGTGACAACCGAATTGCGTGGGAATTAAAACAAGCAGGTTATAATGTATTAAATCCTTCAAAAACAATTCATGCAATTCATTTACATTTATCACAGCATAGAACTTATAAGGCAGTTGATAGATTAAGCGAACCATATCATTTTATATTTCCACATCACTAATGAAATTATTACACATAGGTTTATGCGTTTCCGAAGGTGAAAACGGATTTCAAAAAGCATTTAAAGATGTTTTAGGCAAAGAAAATTACTTTGAATTAAGTACTGGTGAACAATACTTAAATCTAAAGATTTTACAAAAGTATAATGAATGTAAACCTGATATTGTTTTCTTTCAAATACAAGCTGAAAATATAGTTTCAAATCAAACATTTGATTATTTAAAAAGTAATGGTGCTTTTGTAATTAATTGGACTGGTGACAAAAGAAATAGTGTGCCACAATGGATGGTTGATGCTGCACCTTTTGTCAACTTAACAGCTTTTAGTAATATGGAAGACGTAAGAGAAATGCAAAAATTAGGTTATGATTCTGAATATCTTGAAATTGGTTATGATGAAAATATTTACAATAGCATTGGCGATTGTTATACTAATTATGAGGTATTGTTTATGGCTAACAATTATGGGGCTGGTTATTTTCCATTTAGTCAATTTAGAATTGAAATAGCTGAAAACTTAAAAAATAAATTAAATTCATTTGGTTTATTTGGTAGTGGTTGGTTAAAAGGAAATGGAAATGTAAATAATTCACAGCATGAGGAAGCTAAATGGTATCGTGGTTGTAAGATGGCTATTAATTGCAGTCATTATAATGTACCTCGTTATAATTCAGATAGGCTTTTAAGAATATTAGGCAGTGGTGCTTTTTGTTTGTCATATAAGCATCCTGAAATGGAGCAGGACTATGAAAATTATAAACATTTAGTTTATTTTGATTCAATAGAAGATTTAAATAATAAGATTGATTATTATTTACAAAATGAAGATGAAAGAAAACAAATTGCTTACAACGGACAACAATTAGTATTAAATAAAAACACATTTAAACACCAAGTAGAAAATATATTAAAATTAGTAAAATGAAGGTTTTAGGATTTATGACCATTCACTATGGTTTAGAATATTTAAGGGAAAGTTTATTATCAATTAGAGACCACGTTGATGGCATGGTTGTTAGTTATGTTCATAAACCTTCGCATGGATTTAAAACCATTTTAGAATGCCCTGATAAAGCCGAAGATATACGCAAAGTATGTGAAGAAACTTTAGGGAATAAATTAATTTGGGATGAAGCTGATTTTTATGGAGCAGAAAACATACATAGAAATGTAGCAAAAAAATATTCACAAGGATTTGATTTAATATTGACTATTGATGCAGATGAGGTATTCGAACCAACTGAAATAGAAATAGCTTTAAAATACGCATATACGCATCCTGAAAGATATTTTGGCATAAAAGGTTATCTTAATTTTTGGAGGTCGTTTAATCATATTTGTTTAGATGGATTTAGACCAATAAGAATTGAGAATTTAAACAATCATAATTCATTACAGAATTTAAATTGCCCTTTAACTATTTATCATTTTAGCACTGCACAAAGTAGAGCAATAATGGAATATAAATACTCATGTTTTGGACACGCAAATGAAATTAAAGCTGACTACTTAGAAAAGATATTTTATAAATGGACACCTGAAAATAACTTTGGTGATTTGCATCCAGTTTCAATTAACCTTTGGAATGCTATAAAATATAACAAAAACAATTTACCTGAATTTTTAAAAAAACATCCTAACTTTGAAAAAACTTTGATATGATTATTTATCATTTTTATGATGGTATTTTTGAAGTTTGGAAATGTAAAATATATACGATACAACTATGCATGAATTAGCTGCAGTAATAGTAGATACAAGAAGATTAAGCCTTTACCAAGTAATTACTGAACATTTATTTTATTTACCTAATTATACAAAACTTTATATTTTTAGCAGTGAAGATAATAGGCATTTACAAGAAATGCTTAATTGTGAATTTCATGTAGTTAATGTTAATGATATTAGAGGTTATAATAAACTTTTAAAATCAAAAGAATTTTGGAATAAAATAAAAGAGGAAAATATATTAATATTTCAAGAGGATAGCAGGTTATTAAGAGAAGGTATTGAGGAATTTTACCAATACGATTATATTGGAGCAAGTTGGAACTTTCAGCCTTTTGTTGGCAATGGTGGATTAAGCTTCAGGCATAAATCTGCAATGTTAAAAGTTTTAGAAGTTTGTAATCCTGAAAATGATATGAATGAAGATATATTTTTTGCGTGGGGTTGTAATTTTTTAAAATTGAATTTAGCACCAGTTGAAGTTGCAAATAAATTTAGCTGTGAAACACAATTTCATTTAGGAACATTAGGCTATCACGCAATAGAAAAATATTTGCCTTTAGAACAAGTAAACGAAATTAAAACTCAATATGAATCAACTATTAATTAGAGACAATTATTATCAGGCTTGTAAAACTCCAAGTGATATAAACGAACATTTGCCAGTATTATATGACTTAGCAAAAGAATGTTCACATATTACAGAAATGGGGGTGCGTTCGGTTGTTAGTACGTGGGCATTTATGTATAGAAATCCAAGTGTTTTAGTCGGAATAGATTTGCATGTTCACCCTAATATTGATGAAGCTATAAAGGTTTACCCTAATTGGAAATTTAAACAAGCAGATACGCTTAAAATTGATATAGAGACTACAGATTTACTTTTTATTGATACCTTACACATTTACTCACAACTGAAAAAAGAATTGTTTAAACATGGCAAAAAAGCGAAAAAATATATTGTTTTACATGACACAACTACTTACGGGGCAATTGATGAACCGACTGATTGGCAAACTCCTGAAATCATGGAAAACTACCAAACGGAAAATAAAACAGGGTTGATGCCAGCGGTAAATGAATTTTTAGAAGCAAATAAAGAATGGTATATTTACAGACAATATACAAATAATAACGGTTTAACTATTTTAAAAAGAGTATGAATTTAAAATTTAGAATTAAGCAAGAATTTATCCATTGTGATATAATCACTAAAGATAAATCAGGAAATGATGTTTTGGTAAATCATTTAAACTTCAATGATTATTTTGCTAACTTAATGTTTATTTCAGGGCAGGGGCATTTAATTGAATTAAATCCTTTGTACGATGCACAATTACAAGAAGAAAAAAAAACTTTCGAGCAAATATCGGAAAATGTTATTGCATTAACTTACAATCCTCTGGAGATAGGAGAAAACAATTTGCAAGAAATTCCAAAAGAGCAGGAATCAAAGCGGAAACGTGGAAGGCAACCGAAAGTAAAGGAATAAAGCATAATGGTTTTTTATTGCCGACTGAAATAGCAACCCTTCGCAGTCATAAGGCAATACTTCAGCACTCTTTAAATGAAAATTTGGAGAGTGTTTTTATTTTAGAAGATGACGTTGATTTTACAGATGACTTTTTAAATAAATTAGAAGATTGTTTAAAAGAATTGCCTGAAGATTGGGATGGCATACATTTAGGTGGTTACTCACCTTTAGGAAGTACGGTAAATTACTCAATCATGTTAAACAAATGTTTTGCAAGTTGGGGCGGTTATGGTTATATAGTTAGTAAAAAAGCTATTCCAATAATTTTAAAAGAAATAGAAAAAGAGGAAAAACAAATTGATACTTATATTGCAGGGTTAATGCCTTCATTAAAATGGTTTAAAAGCAAAGAAAAACTTGTTTTACACCCACCTAATCAAAGTACTATATTAAACAAGTGGGTTGATTATAAAGATTTATATTAACTATCTTTACACTTATTTATAATAACTTAAATTTGAAATCATGTTTAAACCACGCACTTTAACGTATAAAAATCGTGTAGTTAAAATCTATAAAGACAATAACACCGACTTAATAAAATACGGTGCAGACAATGCCTTTCCACAAAAGTTAATAGCACAATTAGATGAAAGCGGAACTGCAACAGCTTGTATTGATGTACTTACTCAATATATTTATGCTGATGGTTTAGTAAATGAGCAGTTAGGTAATTTTAAGATAAATGAAAAGCAAACATTCAACGAACTTATTGCAGAAATTACAAGTTATGTAGCACCTTTTCAGGCTGTTTCTTTGTATGTTATGCGTGGATTAAATGGAAAAGTAAGTGAACTTAAAATTGTACCTTTTGAGCAAATAAGAAAAACAGATAGAGGAACTTTTATAGTTAATAATACCTTTGGAACTCCAAAATACAAAAAGGAAAAAGACAAAGAATTTCCTGCATTTTATGGAGCGGAAATAACACCTGAACAATTACGTGAACATGTAATGGAGTGGGGTGAAAATACTGGTGAAATACTTTATTACTTCCGTAAAAAGCCAATGAAAAATTATTATCCTATTCCTACATTTTATAGTGCAATAGAAGATATTAATACAGATTCGGAAAACTCTAAATACGAACTTGAAAGCGTTACAAATTCATTTTTACCAAGTGGCATTTTAAACATTGTAGGCAACTATGATAATACTCAGGAAGATGAAAACGGAATGACTCAACAGGATTATTTAGATGCTACTTTAGAACAATTTACAGGTAATGTAAAAGATGAAACTGGAGCAAGTGGAAGACAAAAACTATTAATCTTACAAGCAAAAACAAAAGAGGAACTTGCAGTTTACCAACCTTTAAGTAATGAGGGAATTTTAAATGCAATAGAAAACAGCACTAAAAGAGTAGCTGACAAAGTAGCAAGAGCCTTTGGAGTACCACCATTTTTAATTGGTTTAGGTGGTAATGTAGGTTTCTCAACTAATATAATAGCAGATAACATTGAATTGTTTAATAATCGTGTAAAGGTTTTACAAAGTTTAATTAGTGATGCCTTACATCAATGTTTTCCACAATTAGATTTTCAATTAACACAATTAAAACCTATTAAGTTTATTGACAAAGAAATCTTAAAAGATTTAACTGTTGATGAACGTAGAGAAATAGCTGGTTATGAACCTTTAAATACTAACAATGGCATACAAACCACTAATAATTAAAAGCGACTTTGATGCTTATTGCAGAATAAGTAAGAATATAAAAGATTCTGACTTAGATATTCATATTCGTGATACTCAAGAAGTAGAATTTGAGTCATGGGTAAGTAATGCTTTTTATACTGACTTAATGGATAACCTTGCAACTAAGCCACAATTAACAGCTTTATTTAATGAGTATATAAAACCTTTTTTAGTTTTAGGTGCTTACTATCGTTTTTTATTATGGCATGGTGCTAATGTTAGCCAATACGGAATAAGACAAAATAACGAAGATACAAGCACAGAGGTAAGTGATAAAAGACGTGCTGAATTAATGGGTGATGTTCAAAGCAAAAAAAATGCTTATTTGAATAAATTAAAAGATAAATTATTCAATGATAATTTTACTTACGATTCTGTTCAATATGATTTTTATGATTCATACGATAAAAGAGAGTTGATGCCTGAACAAAATATTAGGCAATTAGGACAAAGAAAATTAATTAAAAAAGGAAGGGGGTTCTGTGGTTATCCGAAGGATTGTTGGTGATACTTATCCAGTAAAAATTCAGATACTTTCTGAAGATGGCACTGCATTCGATTTAACTGGATGCACTTGCTTTTTTACTGTTAAAAAAAGATACGAAGATACTGACGCACAAGCTATAATTAGCATAAATACAACTACTCATGTAACAGCATTGGAAGGAATCACGGAATTTGATATGACTTCAGCAAATGTTAGTTTAGTTGGTTCGTTTCTTTATGATGTAAAAGTTAAGGATACGAATAATATTATTTATTCTGTAATTACTGATAAAATAATTTTTGAAAACCATGTTACAATTAGAACTTCATGACACCTTATAAACTTAAAATATTAAACGGAGTATTGAAGTTAAAATCATTTGCAGATGTGGTTTTAAATATCTTTGGAATAAAAGATTTAGGAACGCAAACAGGAAACGTTACAAGCGGTTTAGTAGATTGGAGCATTCAACACCTAACAAAAACAACTGCTCAATGGAATGCAGATACAACAACTATTTTATTAAAAGGTCAGTTAGGTATAGAAGATACTGGAAACGCATCTTATAAAGTTAAAATAGGAAATGGCACTAATTTATGGAGTGCTTTGTCTTACGTTGGTGGTGGAGCAGGTGGCAGTCAAGATTTACAAAGCGTTACTGACTTAGGAGCAACAACTACAAATGCAATTAATACAGCTGGGGTTACAAGTGATTATTTACAATTAGATACAACTGCAACTAATACAAACGCAGTTGGTAAAGTAGTTTGGAATGATAGTTTAGGAACTGGTGAAATAGGTTTAAAAGGCGGTACAATCAATGCAAAATTAGCACAGGATTTATACGCAAGAGTAGTAAATAAAACTACTCAAAATTTATTACGTGCAAATTATCAGGCTGTAAAAGTACAAAGCGCACAAGGGCAAAGATTAGCTATAAATTTTGCACAAGCTAACAATGATTTAAACAGCGCAGATACAATTGGAATAGTTGCAGAAAATATAAATAATAACCAAGAAGGTTTTGTTATTACTGTAGGACAAATTACTGGATTAGATACAACGGGAACTTTACAAGGTGAAACATGGGCAGATGGTGATGTACTTTATTTAAGCCCAACAACAGCAGGAAGTTTAACAAACGTTAAGCCTGATGGAAGTACAGGTCATATTGTTGTTATCGGTTACGTTGAATACGCACACCAAAACAATGGTAAAATATACGTTAAAATAATGAACGGGTGGGAATTAGATGAACTTCACAACGTATATATTAATCAGGGAACATTAGCAAATAATGATGCATTGATTTATGAAAGTTCAACACAACTTTGGAAAAATAAAACAATAGCAAGTGTTTTGGGTTATACACCTGCTCCATTATATAGTTTTGAATTATATGCTGATACATCAAATGTTAATTCTCCAGATGGTTCTGTTTATTATTCAGGTGCTTTAAATAATTTTGCTCCTGAAACAACTAACACTATACCTTTTAAAAGTATTAAGGCTAATTGTATTTATGATATTTACGTGACTGTATTTGTTAGAACAACATTAGGCAGCACAGAAAATTCAACTGTTAAACTTCAAAATATTACTCAATCAACAGAACAAACATTAGGAACTATAAAACATAGTGAAAGAATAAATCAGTTATATTTTAGAACATCATTAGCTAATAGTTTAAACGATAGTTTAATTATTCAAATAACTAATCCTAATTGGGTTACAAATCCAGTAAGTGTAATGTATTCATTTAACATAAAAGGATATTAAAATGTATTATAAGATTAAACACGAACCAATAGAAATAGACGGTAAAATAATTAATAAATATAACATTTATTATTATGGCGGTAAGTATGATGGATTAAAAGAGTTTTATGCTTATGACTTACTTTATCCACAAACAGAAATTAGATTTGGTTACATAGAACAACAATAAAAAAATAAATTAAAATGATAACATTCGCAAATAGAGCAGGAGTTTCAGGGGGTTCGGAACTTATTGCAGATACAAACGCAAGAACAGGAAAACAAATTTGTGCTTTTTATGTTCGTGAAGATACAGTTGTAAGTGTTGCAACTGGAGGAGGTAATAATTATGTTACTACATTTGGAATAAGTGGTAAAACATTAAAAGCTGGTGATTGGTATTATTTACCTTATTTTGAATACATTACTGCAATTACTTTAACAAGTGGAAGTATTATAGCTTATTCAGAAAAAAATATATGATAGGAATAGGTAAAAATCTATTTAAAGGCAATGTAAAAGCTGGTGGAGCTGTAGCTTATGATACAGATGCTTTAGCTTACTTTACTGCTAACACAGCAATAACAAGTTCTGCTGATAAAAACGCAATAAACGACTTTTATTTAGGGCTTAAAAGTGATGGCATTTATACTAAGATTAAGGCGATGTACTTGCCTATATGGGGAAGTGCAGCGGCTTGTAAATGGAATTTAGTTAATCCTGTTGATACAAATGCAGCTTTTAGATTAACATTTTCAACGGGATGGACTTATTCAAGTGGAGGTATTACTCCAACAAATGCCTACGCATCAACTTTTTTAATACCAGGTACTAATTTAACAAATAATAATAGTCACATTAGTGTTTATTTAAGAACAAATAGTGATAATGCTGGTTGTGATATTGGTATTCAAGATGATATGGGAGCAGGTGTTGTTGTAAGTACATATTATTTATTGCCAAGAAACTCAAATATTTTATATGGTACTATACAAGCAGATGACTCTAATAGAGTTTCTGGTGCAAATACAGATAGTCGAGGATTTTATATAACAAGTAGAACAACATCAACAAGTTTAAAGCAATATAAAAACTCATCAATTTTTGGAACTAATACAAATACAAGTACAGGAACGAGGGCGAGATATTCAATGCCATTAGGGGCGGTAAGATATATTAATGATGCTGGTATTGATACATATAGTAATTACTCAAATAGACAGCAATCATTCGCATCAATAGGGGATGGTTTAACAGATGCAGAGGCAAGTAATTTTTACACAAGGGTAAACACATTAATGACTTATTTTGGAATAAACGTATAATGGAAGGCAGAATAGTAACAAACGAACAGGCAGAACAATTACAAGGAGTATTCATTGATAGTGATACTTTTTTTAATTTCGTTCAAGATATTAACGGAGTTTATTTTTTATTTTTAAGTGAACAGGATGAAGCAGATATTGCACAAACGGAATACTCTCCTTTATTGCAAATTCCTTTAAGCCCTTATACACCACCACCAACACCACCAATACCATGAAAGAAGCATTAGACTTAATAAAGAAACATGGCGCAACTGCTGTTTTAGTATTGTGGCTATGGCATACACATAACCGAGTAGAACACTTGGAACAGAAACTTTATAACTGTTTGGAAAGAGAAAGACTTGAACAAATATACAGTAAACCTGAACAAGCTATATTACCAAAGAAAATAGAAGATGAAACTAAAAGTAGTTAGGGAAATAAAGAACGATGTATGCACCATTGGTAGTTTATTTATCAATGATGTTTTCTTTTGTTACACATTAGAAGATAAGGACAGGGGATTAAAACAAAGTGATTCTTTATTATTTATCAATACAAAAAAGATATTCGGTTTAACTGCTATTCCATCAGGATTTTATAAATTAATAGTTAATCAGTCACCTAAATTTAAAAGAATGTTACCTCGTATCTTAGATATTAAGGGCTTTGACGGAGTGTTGTTGCATCGTGGGAACTCTGCAAACGATTCGTTGGGCTGTATTTTAATCGGATATAAAAAAGGTGAGAACTCTATTTATGAAAGCACAAAAGCTGAAACGGACTTAGTTAATCGTTTGTTGTTACATAATCAAGAGGTTCATACAATAGAGATTGTATAGCAAAAAAGCAGCCCGAAAGCTGCTTTTAGTGTTAAAAACATTTGTATGAAAATCACAAAGAACGAGTGCAAATATAATCAAAAAATTTATGCCTAATTTATTTCAAAAAATATTTTCTGGAGGAACTGGTCAGATAGTTGAATCAGTTGGTAATGTAGTTGATAAATTCGTACAAACGAAAGAGGAAAAGGATGCTGCTAACTTAGAACTAAGAAAGGTAGTAAGTGAAGAGTTAAAAGCTATGGAAATTGAACACACTAAGCAATTAGAAGTGTACCAAAAGGAAATGGAGTCAGCACGTAATCGTGAAATACAAATAGCTACAGCGGAAAAAGCCCCTTTATTAAATAAGATAGTAACTCCAATACTTGCATTAACAGTAGTTGCATTGACTTTTATTCTTTTTTACATGCTAATGTTTAAGCAAGTAGGAAATGAAAAAGACATTATAATCTATGTATTAGGTGTACTTTCAGCCGTATGTACTCAAATTATTTCTTATTATTTTGGAAGTTCTCAAGGATCTGCACAAAAACAAAATCAGTTAGATAAGCTGATAAAATAATAAACTTTATTAAAAATAATTGCCTTGATTATCAATTAGTTACGATAATTAATAAAAATTTATTTGCATTTATATAATAATTTGCTTTATATTTGCTTTATAATTAAAAACACAAACACAATGAAAATCACAATTGAAAGAAAAGAAAAAGTACAAGTGGAGGTTCAACTTCCACTTTTTACTAAACAATCCTATCACTACTACATGATAGAAGAAAGTAGAACAACTGTTTTATTTTTCGGTGAAAACGAGCAATCAATAACAGTTACTCAACACATGATGCAATATCCATGCAGCTATGAAAGAATTGAAGAGAAAGAATTTAACGAAGTTTACAACACCATTAAAAAATTAATTTATGAATAACGCTAATTACGTAGAACTCAATAACAATTTAGAGTATTGGTATGGGTTCGTTGATGCTAACTTAATCCTTTACAATAGGAATAATATAAGCCGAGTTAATTTAGAAAATACAGTAATGGAAATGTTTATTACTGACAAAGAAACTCAATTTTATTTTCAATTCTTTGAGAAGGGGCAAGTGGTTGGAAGGCATAAAATATTCATTGGAAACAATCAATATGAGAATGACTGGAACTTCCAACTGTGCCAAGAGTTAATTAAGATGTTTAAAAGTTTAGATATTAAAAATCAATTAAAACAAGCAATATGAACGTTTATTTATTTATTGAATCATTATCAGATGATGAAAAAGAGGAATTAAAAAGCTACTTTTTAAAAGAAAAAATAGCAAAAGAAAAAGAAGATGTACATAAAAATTTACATCGTATTCCAATTGAAGATTTTGTAAATAATGAAAAATTAAGCAATAAAATAGTTGATGCTTTATTGTATATTCCTGAAAAATGGGATGGAAATGAATACGTAAAAAATGGTTATTTATTCAAATATGCAGATGAAATAAGCAAAAAAAAATTTTTACAATTAAGGCATGTTGGAATAAAATCATGGAAAATAGTTGAACAAATATTAATAGAAAACAATATAACTTTTAGAAAATAAATTATGAAAATACCACAAACAATTAAATTTAAAATGACTGAGTATTACACTCATGGAGACCACACCAAAATAAAACGTTTTGGAATGGCTAAAAAAAAGTATTTCAGCTTAGTAACCATTGGAAAGGCTTTTAAAGATGGTGAATGCCACGATGACTTACTGGACTTAATAGAAGAATTTTATAATGTTAAAATAAAAAAGTATGGAAAATAAACAAACAGCAATTGATTGGCTTAATTTAGAAGTAGAGCGATTATGCAACCATGTAGGAGTTAATATGTCTTGGGCTATTTGGGAAGATTTAATTAAACAGGCAAAAGAAATAGAAAATGAAAAAATAATTAATTCAAATAAAAATATTGATGCAATAGCAAATATAATGAAATTAAAACAAAATGAAATTGAAAATGTAATAAAACGAATAAATATTAATTTGAAATAAAATATTATATGGAAAATAAATACTATATGTCTGGACTTACAAAAGTAGAGGAAAGGCTATTAAATCAAATATTTGAAACAGAAAATGAATTGTATAATGTAGCTACTAAGTTAGCACAGTTAAATGAAGCGCAGCAATCAGATACTAATTTAGTGGATAAATACCAACTACTTGAAAATCAGATGCAAAGATTTACAAATAATTATTTATCTTATAATACACTTAAAAAATAATTTATTAATTTTGTAAAAAACAAAACAATGAAAACACAAGAACAAGCAATCCTAGATGCCCTATTAGGTGGGCAAGTGATAACAGGCTCAAATGCCTATCAAATCACTAAAAAAGAATGTGCCTGCGGTACGTTAAACCTTCACAAAGTTTTAGCTAAAATTAGAAAGAAAGGTTACACTATTAACGAGTGCTGGAAACAGAATCCTAAAACAAAAGTTAATTACAAAGAATTTACACTAACCAATAAAAAACAGAAAAAATGAAAATAAAAACAAACCTTAAAAAAAAGTTATCTATAAGAGTAACCGAAGAAGATTTTAATTTAATATCTATTTTAAGAAATAAATATTCAGTTAATATTTCAAAAGAAACAAGAAATCATTTATTATTTATATTATCAAAAAAACAATTAAAACATGGAAAGTAAAAACAAAAACAATTCAGGAGCTATCTTTAAAAACAATAAGACAAAAGATACTCAGCCAGATTACAAAGGCACAGTAAACGTAAACGGTAAGGATATGGAAATCTCTTTATGGTTCAAAGAATCACAAAAAGGTACAAAGTATTTTAGTGCATCGTTTCAAGAACCATTTAAAAAAGATAGTGAAACAAAGACTTATCCTAATGAAACAAAGTACACTCCTAAAATAGATGATTCAGATTCGCTCCCATTCTAATAAATTAAAAACAAAACATTATGAAAACAAAAGAACAAACACAGGAAACGAAACAACAAGAAAAACAATTAACTAACATTGAAAAGTTAATCGCTATTCAGAATGAGTTAAAAGTGCCTAAAGGTAATTTAAACAAGTTTGGTAATTATAAGTATAGAAGTGCTGAAGATATTTTGGAAGCTTTAAAACCTATTCTTTTTAAATATAGCGCACTTTTAAGATTAAGCGACCGAGTAGTACAAGGTGGTAATAAAATCTTTGTAAAAGCAACTGCAAGAATAATAATAGGTGATTTTGTAGACTTTGCCTATGGTTATGCTGAACTTTGCGAACACAAAGGAATGAGTGCAGAACAAGCGACTGGCACAGCTTCAAGTTACGCTCGTAAATATGCTTTAAATGGTTTATTCTTAATTGATGAAACAGAACAGGATGCTGACCATGATAATAAGAAAGTTGAGCAAAAGAAACCTGAATTAATTTTAAATAGTGAAGTGTATAAAAAAGCACAGGAATATATGATGTCAGGCGGTTCAATAGATGTTATCAAACAAAAGTATTCAGTTAGTCAGGAAGTAGAAGTAGCACTTATAAAATCAATTTAATCATGGGGACAATTTGTCCCCTACCTTTAAAACTATGGAATCAACAATTGAAATATACTCACCTACGTGGTGGGATAACAGATTAGGTAATTTCACCGGAAGTGAGGTTCATCGCCTTATGACTGAGCCACGTTCAAAAAAAGATGTACTAAGTAAAGGTGCAGAAACTTACATTCGCGAGAAAGTTTACGAAAGGTTAAGTGGACAACCTAAGCCAAGTATTGATAACTATGCAACAGCATGGGGACACGAAAATGAGCCAATAGCAAAGAGATATTACACAGCCCGAACAGGTAATGAGGTTATCGAATCAAAGTTGCTTATAAGCGAAAATATAGAAGGATTAACAGGTAGTCCAGATGGCTTAGTAGGTGAAGATGGTATGATTGAAATTAAATGCCCATTTGTAGGAGTTAATCACTTAAATTTCTTTTTTACTGAAAATACTTTTGAAAGTGAGTATTCTGAATATTATTATCAAATGCAGTGTTATCTTTTATTAAGCGGTCGTAAGTGGTGTGATTTTATATCATTCGACCCACGTTTAATTTTAAATTCAGATAGTGGTTTATACATTCGAAGATTTGAAGCTAACGAAGAGGTGCAGGAAAGAATGACTGAAAAAGTAAATATTGCGAGAAACTTATTTAACGATTATCTAAATGCGTTCAATAAAAAGTAAAAAATGCAAGGAGTGCGGTGGCAGCTTCACTCCTTTTAAAACCACTCAAGTAGTATGTGGAGCTAAATGTGCGACTAAGTTAGCCGAAGCTAAGGTATGGAAAGAGAAGAAAAAAGTAATGATTGAGAACACCCGTACACGAACTGAATGGCTTAGTTTACTTCAAATAGTATTTAATAAGTATATTCGATTAAGGGATGAAGGTAAACCATGTATTTCATGTGATAGACCATTAACAGGCAAACGAGATGCTGGACATCATTTATCAGTTGGTCGTTATCCTAATCTAAGGTTTGATGAAGATAATGTTCACGCTCAATGTATTTTTTGCAATCAACATCAACATGGTAATCAAATTGAATACGGTTTAAGATTACCTTTAAGAATAGGTCAGGATGCTTACAATCGACTAATGAATAAAAGAGGGGATGCTTTAAAATTAACACTCGATGAAATCAAAGAATTAATCAAAGTTTATAAATTAAAAATCAAAGAACATGGAAAAAACACTAACACCTGAACAATCAAAACTTGAATTTGAAAGCCATTTATTAATTGGTTTATTCAAGGCAACAATTGAGCAAAGCACTCACTTAACTGGAAAGTTTAGACAAAAGATGCTGGCTGACTTTAATCTATGGCAAAGAATAGGTTTTAAACTCTTAGAACAACTTGAAACAAAGAATGTAACTGAGGGTGAATACTTAGATAAAATAGGTGATATTTACCATACTATTAATTCAAATATGAGAGAAGAATTTTACAAAGGAATAGAATAATTAAAAAACTTTTTGTATATTTGCAGCATCGGAGTAACTAACCGATTGACATAACATCTACAGTAAAATTTTGAACCTCTAATGGTTCGGTGTGTTGAGTAGATGCAACACAAGGTTAGTAACCTAAACCGAATCGTTAGGGGTTTTTTAATTTAAAAAAATATGAAAAAATATGATTCATTAAATGGTAATGAAATATCTATTTACGATAATATTTATCATGAGATTGTTTTTTTAGTTCAACATAGAACTGGTGAAAGAACACATATTATTTTGCAGTTAGAACAAGCAAAAGAATTTATGAATGAATTAAAAGATTTTATAAACTTAATAGAAAACAAAAATGGCTAAAGACCCAGCTTTTCTTTTTTATCCATCAGATTGGATAAGTGGTACATTAGGTATGACCTTTGAAGAAAAAGGTGCATATTTTGAATTATTAATGACACAATTTAATCAAGGTCATATGACCTCTCATATGATAGGTCGTATGGTTGGTCAACTTTGGTCATCAATACAACATAAATTTATTCAAGACGAAAATGGATTATGGTATAATATTCGGTTAGAAGAGGAGAAAAAAAAGCGTAAAGCCTTTACTGAATCGAGAAGAAACAACATAAAAGGTAAAAATCAATATACAGAAAAAACAACAAAAAAAGTAGGTCATAAGAAAGGTCATATGACCTCTCATATGGAAAATGTAAATGTAAATGAAATTATAGATTATTTTAAAGAAAAAGGATATACAGAAATTTCAGCAAAAAAGTTTTTTGATTTTTATTCAGTATCAGAATGGAAAGATAGCAATGGAAAAAAAGTAATAAACTGGAAACAAAAAGCACAATCAGTTTGGTTTACTGAAGAAAATAAAATAAAACCTGAAGCCAAAAAAATAAAATCAGTAGCAGAACAAATGGAGGAAATGAGAAGGTATGGAGAAAAATAAATTTAAAACAGAGCAAGAATTTGTAGATGTAGTTGCTTACACTTTCAGTAAACATTTTAAAGTTAACTTAGAAGTTTGGAGCAAATGCAAAAATGGTAGAATAGATATTTTACTAAATTACAAAGACAAATATTATTTTGGAGTTGAATGTAAACAGCCAAATAGTAAAAGAGGTGAAGAAATAGGCGAATATGTAAAACAAGCTATTCGTTATACTAAATATGAATTTGAAATTGAAAAAGGTATATTTAAAAAAGTCCCTATTTTTATTTGCCCAGCTTTATCTTATCATTATTTTATATTAAATGATTTAACAGTAGAAATAGAAGGTAAAAAATTTCATAAAGATAGGCATGATGAAAATTTTAGTCACCATTCTTTCAATGGTTTTTTAGGAGTATTTGGAGTAGGTGAAGTAAGAAAATCACGTAATGGTTATTATTTTTCTGTTAGTAATTCTACTATTTGGAAATCAGATAGTTTATGGATTAATGGCAAAAAAACAGAACAAGAAACTGGTATCATAGAAGTAAATTATGTTAAACTTGAAAAAAAATTAATGCTATGATAACTGTATTTAAAGATTTTAACGAGACCAAAAATCCTTATTATTTGCCTATTGATAAAGTTTTGCAAAGAATTAAAGAATGTAAAATACAAAATAAAATAGATGAATTAAGAAATGAAAAGGATGAAAAAAGAAAAGCTATTTTAAAAAAGAAATTGCCTTGTATTTGTTTTTCAGGAAAATTTTTAACACGTTCTGATAAAGATTTAACTGAACATTCAGGTTACATTATTTTGGATTTTGATAAATTAGATAATGCAGAGGAATTTAAAATATCTTTAAAACGCTTTAATTTCATTTATAGCGCATTTATTTCACCAAGTGGTAATGGAGTTAAAGCAATAGTAAAAATACCTCCTATAATCGAAAAACATAGGGGTTACTATCGTGGAATATTAAAAGTATTTCCAGAATTAGATAGTACATCAATAAATGAAAGTCGTATTTGTTTTGAATCTGTAGATGCTAATTTATGGATAAATGAAAATGCAGTTAAATTTACAGATTATGTAGAAGTAGAAAACATAAAAACAAAAGATGTAAAAACTAAAAAAGCTACAAAAACAGATTATTCAAAGGTAAATATTTCATTAGAAATGATTAGAAATTCAATTGATGGAGGTAAACACGCTACTCTTTTGAAGGCATCTAAATTAATGGGTGGTTATATTGCAACTGGTTATGTAGAAGAAAATGAAGCTATAAGATTACTTGAAAAAGAAATAAATGATAAAGGAGTTGATAATTTTGATACAGCAAGGCAAACTATTTTAGATGGGATTAATTACGGTAAAACCGAACCAATAATAGAAGAACCTATAAAACAAACAAAAGTTAAATCAACAATTAATTTAAATGATAATGATTTTTCATTTTTAGCAGATGAAAATGATATTAATAATTATTTAATTGAATGGAGACAAGGAACATTCACAAAAGGATTATCAACTGGTTTAGATACATTAGATAATTATTTTTTATTTAAAAGAGGTAATTTTAACGTTTATAATGGTTTTGATAATGTAGGTAAGTCAACTACTCTTTGGTATTTTTGTTTATTAAGTTCTCTTTATCATGGTTGGAAATGGATAATATATTCAGCAGAAAATAGAAACGGCTCAGTAATTAAAAGGTTAATTGAATTTTATTGTAGTGAAAAAATACATTTGTTAAAAGAAATGCAATATGAAAATGCTTATAATTTTATAAAATCAAAATTTACTATAATTAATAATGAACAGATGTATAATTATAAAGATATACTTACAATTACTGAAAAATTACTCTTAAAAGATAAATACGATGGTTTATTATTAGACCCTTACAATGCTTTAAAAATAGATTTATCAGATAATAGTAAATTAAGTACACATGAATATCATTACGAAGCTGCAAGTGAAATGCAAATGTTTGCCAAAAAAAGAGATATTTGTGTATATTTAAACTGCCATGTAGTAACAGGAGCAATGAGATTAAAAACTGCACCTATGAAAGCAGATACAGAAGGTGGAGGAAAATTTGCAAATAAAGCTGATGACTTTGTAACTATACATAGAGAAACACAAGACCCTGAAAACTGGATGTGTACTCAACTACATGTAAGAAAAATTAAAGAAATTGAAACTGGAGGAGGTTATACTCCATTAGATATGCCATTTATTTTAAAAATGAAAATTAATAATTGTGGATTTACAGATATTTATGGAAATGACCCAATAGTAAAATGGAAACAATTATCTACAAGACAAGTTGAAATAAAAGAAACAAATAACTATTTTTTAAATGATAAAACAACTGATGAACCTTTTTAAAACTAAAAGAGCAGGGGAAAACATACGATAACTTAAAACCTTTAAAATGATGGAAAAAATAAATGAAACAGGATTATTCTATAATAAAATAGAAGAAGCCTACGAGCAACTTATAAATGAATTAATTCAAAAAGATTGTCAACGTGTAGAATTTATCAGAGGTATGCTATCTGTTTATTCAGAAATACTAAAAGATAAAAGTCATTGGAAAACAGAACCAAGAGATTATTTTAAATAATTTCTTATAACGTGATGCAGATAAACGAGGTGGCTGATTAATACCTCGAAACTTTAATACGAAGAACAATGGAAGATTTATTTAAGACTTTAGGAGAAATAACAAAGCCAGAGCCATCTTGTTTAGGTGCTGTTAGCGGTAGTGTTTCTTTCGTGATGTTCAAAATATCAGGAGGAATAAAGCAAGTAGAATTTGAACTCAAGGCAATTTCAGACCACCACGCTATTTCAGTAGCTAATGATTTTCATTATAGAAATGGGTTGATAGGTAGATATTATTGCGAAACTTCAAATGGTTATAATTTTAGCGTGTCTTAACATTACCGCTAACTTACATCTTTGCGCTACTTTATAGCGACTTAGTTAACATCAAAACAATTAGAATATCAAATTATTAAAATTATTAATGACAAATATGAAAACACAAAACAACATGACTTCACTAATCAGCCAAGCTGAGTGGTGGGTAAAGAAAACACAAACAAACCAAGTAAGAGGAACTTTTAATTGGGAACTATTTATGAAACTAATTGAAGCTAAAAGGAATGAAAAAAGAATATAAATATTTATTAGAAATACCAATTGAACAACAAAAGTGGTTTAATGATAATTATTCTTTTGTAGATAATTTATATTCAAATTATTCAGAATTATGGTTTTTATTAAAAAGTAATATTTTAGGTGGGGATTATAGATATTGTGATTATAATGGAAATTCTAATGATTTAATTACAGAATATTTTTTAGCATTAACTGGCGAACATGAAAGTTCACAAATAGCACAATATTATTTAGATACAGTTGAATGTGCAAGAATAGATGCTGAAGAAAAAGAATATTTTGAATTGGCAAGAAATATATT